CTAAGATGGTAAAATGTAATCTTTTCAATGGGTTAGCTATTTTATAAAACTTAATGATATCAATAGGTTAGCTGCTAACGGCCCCTGAGATCATCCTAAGCGCACCTAGTGGTATGATAACCTGACTAAGATAGCCTAAGAGGCCTGCAGGCCCTCAAAAATCTAACCCGTTGATATTATTGCCAAAAACTTTTTTAAAAAAAATGCAAATTTTTTTGGCAATGATATCAACCACTTAGTCCTAACCCATTGATATCCTTACCATTGACTTTTAAAGCATGTGGTGATATAAAGGGACTATGATGAAGGAAACAAAAATGACCAATCTCTCCACAACCCATGATTTCGGGAATGGTTTAGTTCCAGCCCATCAACACGTAAACGGTGGTGGCTGGGTTGCTGATACGGCCATGGTTAGTACCAGCGCTTATGTTGGTCCAAACGCTACGGTCTCCGACGGCGCCCAAGTCTCAGGCCACGCTCGGGTCTTCGGCAACGCTCAGGTCTCTGGCGACGCTTGGGTCTACGGCGACTTTTTTGCTGGTGGCAAATCCTGGAATAGAGGTTGACATTTATACCAAACCTGATATAATGGCTTATGACCGAATAAGGATGGTATGGGGATGACTCGACAAGGTGCTACTAATGCTCGCTGGTTCTTACTTCATATTCTGGTTGCATGTGTTAGTGCGTTCACAATGATTCTAATCGGGGGTATCTGACATGAGCAGAAAAACTGTGGCGGTTGACAAGTTGAAAGAAATGGCAAACAACATTCTAGCAGATAGTTACTATGAACAGAATTCCAGAGATTGTTTGATTGTATTTGTAGATAAAATTCTTATGGACACCGGTAACTATAAAGGGTTCCGGTATCTTACTAAGAATGAAGTCCCTGTAAGTCAACTTCCTGGGATCAATACACCTATTGAGGATCTTTCTTATGAAGAAAGATTTAAGCATACCGACCCTACAAGGCTGTGTTATAAGTGATATAATTATAAACTTCGACAACAGTTTTTATATATTAGGAAATATAATGTCACGTGCAGCTGCAACACCAAAGTCTCTGAAGGTAAAGAAACCTATTAAGATTAAGACAACTCGGACAGAACAGTATCTGTTTAATATCAAGTATATGGGTTCTGAACCAGTCTTTCCTTCTGATAAACAATTGGTCGATCAACAATACAGTTCTGCTCTGAACTGGTATAATTACATGTGTTCTAGATCAGAAGCACGTGAGTATCTAGAAACTTATTTAAAAAATACAAATCGACTTATTGACCTTAAAAAACTTAAATCAGTACCTGATAACAAGTTCATCGAGCATGCTGGCTGGATTGCCCGTATGCTTTCACGCGGTGTGCTGCTTACTAAACGTTCATATAATCATATGAATATGAAGCTAGCAGAAATGCTAAAACATTCTACTGGACAAGAAGAAAAGCCTGAACCTAAAAAAGTAATTAATATTCAGGATAGGATTAAAGAGAAGGTTTCAAACTTCATTGGTCTCTTTGAGGAAGAAATTGACCGTGTAGGTTATACTCTATCCATGTATGATATGCTTCAAAAGCATGAGATTCCACCAACTCTTTCTTCAAGAGTAGCAGAATATTTCAAACCTATCGCAAGCGAAGCTCAAGAACTCCTAAATAAAGATTGTGATTCTCAACTTAAAGAAGGGTTTAACCACCTTACGAAGGAACAGATCAAGGAACGGTCTTCATTCTATAAGTCCATCTTAGAAGATTGTGATCGGTATGCTGGTAATGTCAAGAAGCAGAAGCAGCAGAGGGCACCAAAGCCCATGACTTCCGAAAAGAAGTTAAAGCACTTCAAGTATCTAAAAGAAAGTAAGGATCATAAGTTAGTATCCGTTAACCCTGAAAAGATCCTAGGGTGTCAAGAGTTTTGGGCCTTCAATGTGAAGTATAACACATTGACTGTATTCTATGCTATTGATAGGGGTGGTTTAGATGTAGACCGTATGACTATCACAAAATATGATGAATCAAAAACCAAGACTTACAAGATCAGTTCTAAAAAGGTTAAGGATACTATTGAGACTATTCTAACAGGCGGTAAACGAGTGTTAAATAAAGTAATATCAGAACTTAAAGAATTCTCATTACTGCAAAATCGTGTAAGTGAAAACGTTATCTTAATGAGGGTATCATGATTGAACAAGCAGAAAAGACTCCACTAGATGCACCACTAGGTAAACCTACTGTGCTTAAAGCGCCGTGGGGTACCATGGAGAAAGCTCAAGTGTTTGATGTAGTTGATATTAAGAGTGGAAAGGTACAATATGCTTCAGTCTATAAGCCGACAGGTAATTTCAAAGTAAAATATTCTGTATTTCGAGTTCAATAACTATACCTTGACTTTTGTAGTACATGGTATATAATGATATTATTCTATAAAGGTGTATAATGAAAGTCAATATCGGTCCTTACGTCGACTATATCGGTCCTTTCCAGATCGCAGAAAATATCTTATTCTGGAAAGACCCACATAAAATTAATAAAAAAAATCCTCTTGAATCTCATAAAGATTCAGATGATATCTATAAACTATGTGAAAAACTAGTTAAAATCAAATGGCTGATTCGACTATGTGAATGGTATAATGATAGGCAGAAGCGTAAGATATCAGTAAAACTTCACTCATATGATACCTGGGGTGCAGATAATACATTAGCTTTTATTATTACACCTATTCTAAAAAAACTCAAAGAAGATAAAAATGGTGGACCATATGTTGATGATGAAGATGTACCAGAGGAACTACGCTCTACATCCGCGCCGCCACTGACTGAAGAAGAACGGAAATGTGGTAACTTAGATGATAATCATTTTAAACGTTGGGACTGGATTCTTGATGAGATGGCCTGGGCATTTGAGCAACATTCTATTAATTGGGAAGCTCAATTCGAGTCAGGAGAATCAGATATTCTAGTTGAAGAAATGGAAGATGGTTTATCTAAATTGGTAAATGGACCAAATCATACATTTAAAGTTGATAGTGAAGGTATGAAAAAACATAAAGAAAGAATGTTAAACGGTAGATTGTTATTTGCAAAATATTATGAATGTTTATGGGCATGAAAATAAAGCCACAAAGAGATATTACTCTAGGTGCTCTTTGGTTTACAGTTAGTCTATATTTTATATTTCCATTAGTATCATTACTCATACAACCACTATTCAGTTTTATTGGTTTTATACAATTTTTATTATTATTTTTTGGTTCCAAGTACTTTATTGATAAAGCCAAGGTATGTTGGTTTCCAACTGAGGAGGACTCTATTAATGATTCTAGAAAAAATCCTTAAGTTTAATACAGAAATTGAGAATATTATTGCCGAAAGAAAGATGGACTACATTGATGCTATTTTGTTGTGGTGTGAAAAAAATAAAGTAGAAGTAGAATATGCGGCAGTAATGGTCAAGAATAATATTAATCTGTGTTCAAAAGTTCAAGTAGAAGCAGAGGCTTTAAACATTCTTAAAAAGACCGCCACTCTTCCAGTATGACGCCATACGAAGTCTATATAGATTATCTAGCACTAAAAAGACATTTTACAACTGAGTCTTATGATTATCATAAGTATAATGGTAAAGTAAAAGCAAATAGAGATTCATTTGATAAAAGAAAAGATAGATTCTTTTTTGAAAAGATTTCAAGACATAGAGATCCTCATGGATTAATGCTTGCTAACTTTTTAAAATCTGATGATATTTGGGTTAAGAATCTTACTGGTGATGAAGCGACCGAACAATATAATCAATGGCTTGGAAAACTTCAATCAATAAGTAGATCAGTTGAAAATGAATTATCAGTATTAGATGAAGATTTTGATAGCAACTTTAAAGTAATAGATGGTAGACATCCAAATATTTTAAAACTTTATCTAGCAGATAAACTAAGTATAGAAACATTTATAATAATTTATGATTTGGTAGGTTGTGAAACCTATTGGAATAATAAATTCAAAAATGATTTTATCTGGTGTGAAGTAAAGAAAAAAATAAAAAAAGTAAGACCATTTCTTGTTTATGATAAAACTAAAATAAAAAATATTATTGTGGAGAAGTTTACAGCATGAGTCAATTTGTTTATAATACAGATTCAAATCCAAATAGGAATCAGATTCCCATTTATCCTGATTGGGATCCTCAAGGATTTATGAGCATTAAGATGCGTAATGCTAAAAATAATGAAAGTGACAACTTCTGGGAAACCATGCGTGAAGTATTCAAACACGATTTTGATACTTTACCCAAGGATAGGTTTAAGATGTGGGCTTCGATTTGGGAAGTCCCACTTGTTACTAGGCGCAGATTTTCACATAATACCGCAATAGCCATGAATGCAGCCGTTAAAGACCCAGTCTATGCTAATGCTTTAGTTGAACCTATTATTGGTTGCACTAAAGATGATTTTTCAAAGTACCTATCAGTATTTGATGACTTTGATACCACAAATACTAGACTACTTCATATGAGTTATCTTATCGATTGTGGATATACACGTCAGCAACTAGAAAATATGGACACTATTGTAGAACTTGGCGCTGGTCTAGGTGAAATGTGTGATATTATCCATAAGCTAGGCTTTAAAGGTAAGTACATTATCTTTGATCTACCCGAGTTAACTGCTATACAGAAGTGGTATCATGATAAGCTTGGTTATAAGAATATCACTTATACATCTGATGTTTCGGATTTACCAGTTGATTCCGATCTTTGCGTTGCGACTTGGTCTATTACTGAAATGCCGCTTGATCTAAGAAATAATATTGTTGAAAAGATCAAAGATACTAAAAACTGGCTTGTAGGTTATTCAACACAGATCTTCAATATCAATAATAAAGACTGGATTGATAGTAATTTACTAAATGTTGTAGGTAATAAAAAAGTAGAGAATATTAATATTCCGCATATGCCCTGGCACGGTGGAAGTTTTTATCTTACTATTAAGTCTTAGTGGTTGACAAGACACTAAACTTGTGATATAAATATACTTGGGATTACTCCCAATATATACAACTATACTAACATACAAAACATATTATTATACAAGGAATATAAAAATGGATTTTTCTGCTCTAAAAAAGACTGCTGGTAAAAGTTCTCTGGAAAAGCTCACACAAGAGCTACAGAAGCTTAATGCTCAAAGTGATTCTAAGTCTGATAATCGTTTCTGGTATCCCAATGTGGATAAGGCTGGCAATGGTTATGCAGTGATTCGATTCCTACCTGCTCCTGCAAATGAAGATGTTCCATTCGTGCGAGTATTTGAACATGGTTTTAAGGGTCCTACCGGTCTATGGTACATCGAGAACTCTCTAACTACTATTGGTCAAGCTGATCCAGTTGGAGAAATTAATAGCAAACTCTGGAACTCTACTACAGACGATGATTCTCCTGCTCGTAAACAAGCACGTTCTCAGAAGC